AGCTGCGGGATGAGTTGTGGTTGGCGGTCAAGGACTGGCTGGTGCAGCGGTCGTGCAAGCTGCCCAAAAATGAGAATTTGCGCCAGGAACTGGTGGCGCCGACGTACACGTTCACCTCGACCGGCAGGATCAAGGTCGAGGGCAAGGACAGTTTGAAAAAACGCGGCATGAGATCACCGGACATCGCGGATGCGCTGTGTCTGACGTTTTCGGGCGCCAGCGCGATGGTTGGCGGCCGTGCATCCCGTTGGGTGCCTGGTAAGCCGCTGCGGCGGAATATTCGGGGAATAGTTTGATGGCTGGACCGCTTGAAGTGACGGTGAACCCAATGCGTCGGCTGACGCCTGGGGAAGAGGCCGAGATCGCCTGGATGCGCCAGAACGGCGTGTTGCCGGCCACCGGTCCGCGCGAAGGCGGCCTGATGCAGATGATCGGCGGCATCCTGTCGGATCCTGCTGGTGCGGCGTCTTCGGCTTATAACGCCGTGACGTCTGATCCGATCGGTGTAGCCCGTGGGCTACTGGTGGATCCGGTGGTTGACACCGTTAACTGGTGGAGCGACGCCGTCCAGGGACGTGTGCCGCTGACTGACGCCCAGGGGCGGACATCGACGGACGCCATTGGCCGTGCGATGGATATTGCAGGGTCATTTGCGGCGCCCACTTTCGGCGCCCGTGTTGCAACTGGCGCTCCTGACCCGAATACGGTTTCTATGTTTGGCGCCGGTGAGCGCCGCGGGCGCTTGTATGGTGGCGCCGATATACCTGACGACGTCAAAGTGCAGCAAAATATTGCAAAGGTGATAGAGCGGACGCCTGAGTTTGAAAACCTATTGCCGTACTTGACCGCTGAAGAACTTTCAGCCGTCACATCGCAGATGGGCGACAAGATTTTGCGTGGGACGCAGGTAGGCAACCTTGGAGATATGCAAGGCGGTGCCGTTGCTGGTGCAGGCAAACTCGGGTGGTATCGTGAAAGCGCCAACGCCATGTCCACCATTTTTGGTGAGGACATAAATCGTTTTTCTAGCTTGCTGGCCGCTCTTTCCCCACAGACGTCTGTCGAGATGAATATGATGAACGCGGCCCGAACCTGGGCAAACTGGGTTAAGGCTGGTCGCCCAAAAGATCCTAACGAGATCCTCGACATCATGGGCCGCAGCGTTGTTGGGGACAAGGGCAAGGACAGCATCCTCGACGCTTGGAAGAACAACGCCATTTCGGCGCTGTCTCAGCAAGAAGGCGCTGGTGTCGACGATTTTCGCCTGAGTGGGCCGAAGGTCGACAGCTTCCGACGCAATGTTGCCGGAGACCTTGTCCCTGTGACAAACGACGCTTGGGAAAGCCACCATATGGGTGTCCCTCAAGACGCGTTCAGCAAGTCAGGCACAAACCTGCCCGGCTATGGTGGGGTTTACCTCGGCAAGAACATTGCGAACCGCCAAGTGGCGGAGAATATGTCCAAGGCGCTCGGCTTTGACATTGCGCCAGCCGAAGTCCAAGAGATGAACTGGTCCTTCACCAAGGCGCTTTATGAACAGATGGCGGAAAACCGTGGTCGTGGTGGACCCAGCGCCCTTGATATTGTACAAGAGGGTTTGCTTGACGAGAAGCGTGTTGCAGATGTTCCTGACTTTGCCTCGCTGCTTCAGGACGACCGCTATGGCGGCCCATTGAAGGAGATTGGACTTGGACCAGAAATTGACAAAGCCGCAGGGGCTGTTGGACGGATCGGAGGACGCGACCTCTCCGCAGCAGCCAACCCCGCAGGTGCTAGAAACATCGCCAGACGGGTCGACGCTCTTTACGACACCCGACAGTTCGTATCTGCGACAGCACCTTTCCGCGCTCGACCGGGGTCTTCTCTACGAGCAGATGGAGGACGGGATTTCGTTCTCGGACCTTACGGAAAGCAAAGTAGTGGATTTGTTTCTTTAGATTGGGGCGCCAAGGGTCGGATCCACCAGGTCACCCCAGAATACAGCAAGGCGGTTCAGTCGACATCTGTGACGCCTGTTGAGACGTTTGCTGAAATTGCAGCAGATGGTCCAAGCCGTCAGGCTTGGATTGACAAGATGCGCGCGGCACAGCAGTCGCGTGGCGCTCTGGGTCGTTCTGTCGACGTATATAACCGCTCTGGCTACAAGGGCGCAAAAGTGTTTTCCACGCCGGATGGCAACGCTGGATTTGCGGTCAAGCCAGACGGAGAATTGTCGTCTGTTGTTTCTATGAAAGGCCAAGGCCCAGTTGGGTTTTCAGATAGTGCAGTAACATTGGCCGTCCAAAATGGCGCCACTTGGTTGAACGCCTTTGATACTGTTCTTCCTGGAAAATATGGCCGACATGGTTTTAAGCCGGTCGCCCGCCTGCCGTTTGACGAGCAGATGGCCCGCGCTGAATGGGGCGATGCAGCAGTCGATGAGTTCATGCGGGACACTAAGCGGTTCAACAACGGGCGCCCCGACTTGGTGTTTATGGTTTACGACCCGGACTTCGCTGACAAGGTTCCCAACAGAATAGGCGGTCGATTAGCCAAATCGTATGACGACGCGATGCGCATTGTTGAGCGTAGCAAGACCGAGGTCGCGAACAAGGCCAACAAGGCTAAGCCGGCAGTCAGAAATAAGCCAAGTGTGCCGGGCCTTTTAGACGAGCAATGATTTCCCGCATCCTCCACCACATCTGGATCAGTCAGATCTGCAGTGAGCCGCCGAAGGCCCGCTAACAGGAACAAGCATGGAATACGAAATCGAGATGGAAGACGACATCGAGGAGATGGCGTCTGAAAGCCCCGGCATGTCCGACGACGAGTTCCAAGCCGCTGTAAAGGCCCAGATCCAGGACGCCGCCGACTACATCGACGACCGCATCGCCCGCGACCGCGAAGACGCGATGTCATACTATCGTGGCGACCCGCTCGGCTCGGAAGAAGAGGGCCGCAGCCAGATTGTAATGACCGAGGTGCGCGACGTCGTCCAGGCGATGATGCCGTCGCTGCTGCGGGTGTTTACCTCCAGCGAGAAGGCGGTCGAGTTTGCACCGCGCCGCGAAGAGGATGTGCCGGCAGCCGAGCAGGCAACGGACTACATCAACTATATATTCCACAACGACAACAACGGCTTCAAGATCCTGTACGACGCCATCAAGGACGCGCTGGTGTCCAAGGTCGGCGTGATCAAGTGGCGCGTGGATGAGAAGACCGAGGTCGAGGAAATCGCCTACAGCGGCCTTGATGAAGAGCAGGCTGCGCTGATCCTGAGTGATCCCGACGTCGAGATGCTGGAACAGGAGATGGAGTTCTCCGAGGTTGGCGACGGCATGATCGAGATGGCGTCACCGCCGATGATCTCGTTGCGCGTTCGGCGCACCACGCGCGACAGCAAGTTCTGCGTCGAAGCCATCCCGCCGGAAGAGTTCATCATTTCCAAGAATGCACGGGATCTCGACACGGCTGATTACGTCGGCCACCGCAAGCTGATGACGGTGTCTGATCTGGTGGCGATGGGCTACGACCGCGAAGTGATCGAGCAGCATGCTGGCAATGTGCAGACGTTCGACATCAACACCGAAGCGTTCACGCGCAACAATGGCCTGGACGACATGCTGGGCATCCACAACTCCGACGAGACGATGGAGCGGGTGCTGTACGTCGAGAGTTTCGTCCGCGTCGACAAGGACGGCGACGGCATCGCCGAACTGCGCCGGGTGTGTTCGGTCGGCGGTGCTGCCGAGATCCTGCACGACGAAGTCATCGACGATGTGCCGATGGCGGTACTGTGTCCCGACCCGACGCCTCACCTGGTGATCGGTCAGTCCATTGCCGATCAGGTGATGGATCTGCAGCGCATCAAGACCGCCATCATGCGTAACACGCTCGACAGCTTGGCCCAGGTCATCCACCCCCGCACGGTGGTGGTCGAAGGGTCCGTGAACATGGACGACGTGTTGAATACAGAGACGGGCGGCATCATCCGCGCCCGCGCACCGGGTATGGTGCAGCCACTCGCAGAACCCTTTGTAGGACAGTCTGCACTGCCGCTGATCGCGTACCTGGATGATGTCCGCTCATCCCGCACCGGGATTTCCAAAGCCTCTCAGGGGCTGGATCCCGACGTGCTGCAGTCGACCACCAAGGCGGCGGTCACCGCCACTATGGCGGCGGCTGAACAGCGCCTGGAGATGATTGCCCGCGTGTTCGCCGAAACTGGCATCCGCCGGCTGTTTCGCGGCCTGCTGAAGCTGGTGGTCCGCCACCAGGACCGCGCCCGCATGGTGCGGCTGCGCAATCAGTGGGTGCCGATTGATCCGCGCGACTGGGACAGCGAGATGGACGTGGTGGTCAATGTGGGTCTGGGCAACGGCAACGTGGCCGAGCGCACCGCCCTGCTGACCCAGGTTCTGACCAAGCAGGAGCAGATGCTGCAGATGCTGGGGCCGAACAACCCGATGGTTGATCTGGCCCAGTATCGCAACACGATGGCCAAGATCCTGGAGTTGAACGGCATCAAGGATGTGTCGAAGCACTTCAAGCCGATCACGCCGGAAGTGATGCAGCGCCTTGAGCAAGCCCAGGCGGCTGCCAAGCCGAAGCAGAACCCGGCTGAGATGCTGGCGCAGGTCGA